GGTTCCACATGTTGCTTTTATGATGGATTTTTAAAGCGAACAACGACTCCAACCTTGCAGAGTTATGAAATCTTCAATCAACGTGCAAGTGAAGCAAAGACGCTTTGGAGTCGTATTCCATCAATTCAAATCATTCACGGCCGTATGCTAGAAGATCATGAATGTCCGACATACGAAGCCGTTCAACGAGTTCATTCTGGAATCAATACAGACTGGCACTCGGAAGATGTTCGTAATTTTTGGTCTTGTTCGTATGTTGCACCAAATGACCCTGAAGTTGTGCTTTTGGATGGTGCTGAATACTTGACCTATTTTGAGTTTGAGAAACTTAGACATATGACAAGTATTCAAGTCTTTATGCTAGACGATACAGGAAGTGCAAAAAATCCACATGCTTACAAAGTTCTGTCCGAAAGCCCAGAGTGGAAACTGGTTGCATCTGGTTCAGATCGCAATGGATGGGCTGTGTTTGAAAAACTTATCGCTTCTTCTGTACGAACACCTGAGAGTCTCGATGACCTAGAATAATGATACGTTTGTGATATCCATTGAGGAATCCATCAATACCGCGCTTTGTCAAGTCTGGTCCTCCCCATCCGTAATCATCAAAAATGAGACGTCCACCTACTTTTAGTTTCCGAAACGCAAGAACAGCATCTTCCAAAACGTATTCAGGTTCGTGGTTTCCATCAATGTAAATAATATCAAACGAATCGTCTTCCAGTGTTGGAAGCACTTCATTTGAATATCCACGACGAACCTGAATTCTCTCGGTTAATCCGCACGCTTCAATATTCCGTTTGAATGCGTCATAAATGGTCATCTGTTCGCCTTTGTATTCAGGATAATCTGCATAATCCGTCCAAGGATCAATTGCAATTAAAGTGGAATCTGGATGAAGACCATATGTTTCTGCAACACTCACCATATTGGCTCCATAAAATGCACCAACTTCTGCATAGCGAATGGGCTTGCTCGGATCTACATTCACATAGGGAAACCAATTATCTGCGAGACGATAGGCAACACCTTTGAAATTAGGATTCAGAGAATACCTATACATTTATAACCCAAACGGAAGAGAATCAACATAATCAACCGCACGCATAGTTAAGGATGAACTTGTACTTTCAAGTGGAATCATTGTATACTGATGTCCTAAACACTCTGATAAATGCCAGTAACACAAGTTTGGTTCAGATAATGGCATGAATTCAATAACGTGTAATCCAGGTGCACTAAATAACATATTTGTAAACCCAGCTCCATGCGGCCCTATAATGATCTTTGCTTTTGAAAACAAGTCGGCTGTATCGGTTGGAGACATAACATCGTATATGACCCATTGTAAGTGAGGATATTTGGACTGTAAAGAATGAAATACCTCCTCTTCGTTTTCAAGAACGCGTGTTTTATGTCTTCGCATAAGAATTCCATGTGTTTGCTGAAAAGTAACCTTTTGGAGAATGATAGACCGAAGAAGTTGAATCTTCTCAGGAGATGGATTTCCGCATTCTACAAACGGACATACCCATTGTTTTGACATCGCGGTTACACGCGGAGTAATAAAATTCGTTAATCCAAACCATCGAAACATTGGTTCTGTAAACACAGATTCACGAACAAAAATTCGTGCATGCGGATGTCTTTTTTGTAGAAATATGGCATTCGGAAGAACCTCCGTTAAAAAATGATAATATTCAGTACTCCAATGATAATCTACAGAAATTGTTTCACTTGTATGTATTGCGGATCGACTAACCATGTTTTCGATTAAAAACGGATAGACTACTTTATGAGGAATGTCAAATAGTATATCGTGAAATTGAAATACACGCTGTAAATTTGCACGAATAATGTCAGAGTTTTTTGCAATGACTGGCGGATTGCGTGTCATTGTATACACTGGAACCATTGTTTCGTAACTAGGATCTTCACGTGTTGTAAGATGTGGATTTAGGATTGTGAATGTATCTATGTAAGAGGTTGCCATTTTCTTACTCTTTTACCCATAATTCATTATGTGCGGCTTTACCGTCAAACTTGTAACCTTTGTCTCGTAGCAATTGACGACATTGTTCGTTCATATATTCAGCATCTCCGCCACACGTTTCCATGCAAATGACACCGACTGGAATAGACCAATCCATCGTCTGAAGTACATCATATTCAGCACCTTCTACATCAAGCGACCAAAAATCAATATGGGTGATATGTAATTCGTGTAAAATAGAATCCAATCGTCGTGTCGGAATGGTTACGGTTGTTGCTTGAACTGGTTTATGCCAACCCATATAAAAGTCTGGGGTTGTAAATTCTTTTACAGAACTTACGGCTCCATTCACATAAATCTCCATTGGTTCTGGATTCGTTGACACAATACAATTATATGTAATTGCACTCGGTCTATTTCGAACAAGCTGAGTATATTGAGACGGAACTGGTTCAATTAAAATACCAGTCCATGCCATATGATCTTCAAAAAACTTTGTATTTGAATATGTGACTCCATCTAATGCACCCATTTCAAGAAAAATACCATTTCGCTTTGTTGGAAAGTATTTTTCAAAGACAATTTGATCTTCTCCGCATTGACTATAAAACTTTCGAGTGCGAAGTGAAAACATTTTTACCTTTTAAGGTTAGGATATGTAAACCAAATGGTTATTCGCACTCTTCTGGATAAAACGGAATGTCCTTAACATAGCGAATATAAGGGCTTTTCTCGATTGCAAAATGTTGATTATGGCGATATCCAAACGAATCTTCATAGTGAATATTTAAACTCGCTAACGGTGCTAATACATATAAAATCATTGCATGAATATTTGCATCCATCCATCCATGTTGCAAAATTCCATGGTTTGATTCAATTGCTTGAATATAGGATTTTACAAGTGGGTGTCTCCACAACCGAAGACTTGCGATGTGAAAATTATTGTAAGGCGCAAGACCTGTGTATACAGTCTCTGATTTTAAAAAGTTATGATGTTGTAACTGTTTTTTCAAAATGGGTAGTACATTCTTATATCCATTTTGTTCAAGAAACTGAAATGTAAAATCGCAAAGAGATTGTTGATCTTGCTCATCATGAAATACGGATCGGATTACATAATCAATATTTTCAAATTTATGTAGACAGGATTCTGTAATATAAGGTTCTAAAAAGTAGGAATCGTCGTCTAGTCTCAAATAATGAGTATACTCCTGAAGAATCGGATGTTCTTGCATGACACCGCTGAAAAAACGGCACATCATCAAATATCCATAGGGTCGTCGTAATCCAGGTTTCCGAAACTGTTCAAACCCTGAAAAGTCAATTTGAATGAATTGTTTTACACCTGGAAGTTGGTTGAATTCTGTTTCTGTGTAATCTTCGTGAAATACATAGATATCCGTGGTCGGCAATACTCGTTGGGTAATTGCAACGGAATACTTTAAAAGTGTAGTACGCGGTGTGTGAAATATATCCTCTCGAAACGACCGAGGAGATGCTAAGTAGACAATACAGATCTTCATTATTTCAAAAAACACAATTGAAGTTGGGATTCCAAACTCAATTGTGGGGTTTCCCCCAATTTTGTTTTTGTTGTCTTTCGACTTTTATACTTACACCACCAAGCCTTACGCTTAGTTGGAGTAGGCCAAACCACCCATACCAGACATCACGCGGAGAACGTTGTAGTTCACGGCGTAGACGCGGACTTGGGCCGTACGACCATTGCGCACCGTGTTGACGGACACAGTCAACTGCAGGGTGGCCTTGTCGATACGAGAGAAGTTGCAAGTACCGCTGGGTTGGTGCTCCTCAGGCTTGAGTGCAAAGGAGTACACGTTGATACCGACAGCAGGGGTACGAGTGTGGTGTTGGTAAGGCTGGACGCGATCGAAGTAGCGACCTTCGCGTTCCGTGAAACGGTCTTGGCCGTTGAGCTGGAGCTTGGCAACCTCCACAGGGTTCTTGCCAGAGCACTGGACGCCAGAAGCGAGGATGACCTTTGCCAACAAGTAGTTGGTGGTTGCAGCGAACACTTCCTCGCCTTGGTCCGAGCCAGAGTCCAACCAAGAGGCACCGCCCAAAGAAGGACCAAAGGCCAAACCCACACCAGGGAGGTAAGGGCTGGAAGGACCGCCAATAGTGGTAGGCACAACACCGCCACCGAGCTGCTGGGTGCCGCTGATTGCACCGCGAGCCAAGATGTCCTGCACGACACCCTCAGTGGTGAAGTCATCAGTGTAGTTGAAAGGTTGGCAACCGTTGACCTCAGAGATGAAGTTCTGGTTGGGAGTGCAGTCAACGAAGGAGTCGCGTTGGACGACCCACACGAGTTCCTTGACAGGGTGGTTGAAGTTCAACTGGATCTTGTTGCTGGAAGAGGTGATGCTCTCAGCGCCAGTGAACTGCAGTTGCTCGATGAGGTACTCATGAGTCTGCTGGGCGAAACGGCGACGCTCCTCAGTATCCAAGTAGATGTAGTCGATGTAGAGAGAAGCAGCAGTCAAGCTCTGGATGGAGGTTGCAGGGGCAGTGCCAGTGCTCTGCTCGTAGTAGCAGCAGTTGATCCATTGCTCGAACTCCACGTTGATACGCACCTCGTGGTATTGGAGAGCGATCAAGGGGATTGCCAAACCAGGGTTACGGCAAAACCAGAACTGCAAGGGGATGTAGAGAGTCTTGGCTGGGGTACCTGCACGAGAGGCGCAAGAGTTAGTCAACTCGGCACCAGCGCAAGAAGCATCCAAGGCATAACCCAAGCTGTCCTTCATCAAGACGAGGTCATGGGTGTTACCGATCATGTCATCGAGAGCAGCGACGGTACCAGCATCCTGGGAGAGCTGAGTCCAGATCTGCATCCAGTCACCATATTGCCGATCGATGCGTTGACCACCAATCTCGAGCTCCACAACCTTGATGAGGCGGTGGCCGATGTAGTTCAACCAGCGGAAGCGGTTCAAGTTGGTAGAACCGTTGATGAGGTCCACGGCAGGGAGCACAACCTGCACGTAGGTGCGGTACATCAAGTCGGCGTTACGGTTGATGACGGCAGTCACACGCTTGTTAAAGTCGGCTTGGCCGTTGAAGGTAACTTCGATGGACTCCATGGCGAAGTTAGTGTGGCGCTTGTAGAGCACCTTCCAGAAAGTGATTTGAGGGTTGCCAGAGATATAGATATCCTGTGCACCATAGCTTACGAGTTGTAAAAGACCGCCACCCATGTTGGTATGCTCTCTCGCAAGAAAAATTTTTTAGGACGCATACTCCAGCGCACGAACTTCGTGATAGCAATCGCGACAAAGTGCTTGGTAAATATTAGCTCCTCCAACTACAACTTGGTCTTGATTGTTACCTCTACGATGGGTAAAGATACCTGGTTTGCCATTCGCACATCGTCGACACAATGCGTACAACTTCTCCACTCGGTCTGCCAATGGAATGCAATCAAGAATTTCACCAAATGGTTGTCGTTCAAAATCACCATCCAACCCAACAACAAAGACATCAAGTCCCATTCCATCTACCAATTTTTGGACGAATGGAACCAATCCAGTGAAAAATTGACCTTCTTCAATGATGACAACGCGAAACCGTTCTAGTTCTTCATCACTGATATTTACAAAGTGATCCACTGCAATACACGGAACACGTCGTCCATCGTGCGTCACAACTTCATTGGTCATAGAATACCGAGTATCAGCAGAATGCTTAATGACTAGGATTGGAACATTGAGAGCAGAGTACCGAGACACAATGCTTAAAATACGGCTTGATTTGCCACTAAACATGGGACCCAAAATAATTTCCAATGACATGGCACTTACAGTATAAGATTTGTTTACAAGTAAATGAGTGATAGCTTTGACTCCGCATTGGCTGCTGGTGCGATTGGAAGTATTGTGTTTGTTGCCGTGTGTGGAATTGGATTGTGTTTGTTTAAAGACTGCAAACAACAACGCAAGGCACTCAAACAATCTCGGTCAGATACAGACCTTGAGAATATGATTACCGAAGAACCATCCGAGGAACGATATGCATCGCCTCCAACTCCTGCATCCACAGTTTCATTGCGTACGGAATAGTTTTGGTAATGAATTCCGTCTTATTCGCACATGTTCCACACGAATAGATTCCTTCTTCCTCATTGACAACAGCCAAGGTTCCGCAAGTCTTACAAATACCAGTATCAAAGGGATCTGAGACATCCATCAACCGCTCCTTTGTGAACGCTGCTGCTCCATGCGACAGCATACAATCACGTTCCATTTCTCCTACACGTAATCCACCATCGCGTGATCTACCTTCACAAGGTTGACGCGTGAGACTGACAATCGGACCCTTGGCACGACTATGCTTTTTATCAATGACCATATGCTTGAGTCGCTGATAGAACGTTGGACCCATAAAGATTTCGGCTTGCATCATTTCACCTGTCTGTCCGTTGTAGAGAATCTCATTTCCATACGGATGATATCCAAGATTCAACATATGTTCGCGTAATTGTTCCACTTTGAGATGACTATACGGTGTTCCATCTCCCAAAGTACCTCGGTTGACGCAAATCTTGCCAAAGATGTTTTCCATCAGTTGAGCGATTGTCATACGAGACGGAACTGCGTGAGGATTCATAATGAGATCAGGTCGCATTCCAGTCGCAGTGAAAGGCATATCTTCTTCTTCCAATAGCATTCCAACCGTTCCCTTTTGTCCGTGCCGAGAACTGAACTTGTCTCCAATTTGTGGAATACGTTCAGACACTGTTCGCACCTTGATAAACGGATATCCATCACTATTCTTGTCGGTCCACACTCCATCAATACGACAAGGTTCGGTATTCTTGTGCGTGGTACTTGCATCGCGATACGCATACCCAGATTGATCGTTTCGTAAATTGACAACCTTACCAATCACCACATCATTCTCTTGAAGTGTCGCATTCAAAATGGGAATTCCATTATCACCAATCGCTGCATAACTCGTGGTCTTATACTTGCGTGTATTATGCTTCGTAGGTTTCATGAACTTCTCTTCGCGACCTGATGTGACATTGCGATGTTCTTCGTCTTTATACATCGTGTAGTAGAGACCGCGGAACAATCCACGACGTACAGCAGAACGGTTCATGATGATGGAATCCTCTTGGTTGTATCCACCATAACACGCAATCGCTACAATCGCATTCATTCCAAAGGGCATTTCGTGCATCTTCAGAATATTCATAGACCGTGTTTCCACCAAGGGACGTGTCAAACTACACAAGATATAGCCATTCTTATCTAATCGTTTTGCATAGTTGCCAGCATAGATACACATACTTTGTTTCCCCATAGCAGATTGATAAGTATTACGAGGTGATTGATTGTGATCGGATAAGGGAATGGTAGATGCCATATGTCCGATCACTAAACTCGGATGGATTTCGTAGTGTGTATGAGAATCTGTCACACGATCACGCGAGAATGCAATTCGCAATGTCTCTGTTTCGGACGCATCAATGAATTCCACACAACTCTTCATCCAAGTCTTCCAATCTGCATTCCGAGGTGGCATCTCTGCTCCAACACGGAAGACAGGTCGCACCAACCGTCCACTATCTGTCTCAATGATAATGTTATTGAGAAGTGTGTACCATGCAATGGAAATGTGAGGATGCAAACGGAAAGATTGTTTGGCTTGTCGTAACTTACTCACTAATTCATATGGAGTTCCAGTATACCCAACAACGACACCATTCAATGTAATGGCTGTTCCTTCATGGACTTTGGGCTCTGTAATCCAGTCAATCCCTTCACAGTCTTGGAGATAATGAAGAACGGTATTGCTCGGAACATGTTGGGTCACACAAGTCATTAAACTCATATTCTTCACAATTCCAACTGAGTGTCCTTCTGGGGTTTCTACAGGGCATACGAACCCCCAAGATGTGCCGTGGAGTTTGCGTGGCGCCAACAACTTGCCAGATTTCTCCACAGGCGTCTGGATACGCCGTAGGTGACTAATCGTGCTCGTGTAAGACATGCGTGCAAGGACCTGAGACACGCCCACTTTTGTTGCATTTGATAAAGATGTAGAATTGGATGTGCCAAGACCTTGCACCGTGAAATTACCAGTTGCAAGTGCCTGCTTGAGTTTGCCTTCAATGGTTGACAATTTCAAGATTTTGTAAAGATTATTGATATTCAGAATCTCCATGGGACGAGGACCATTTTCACCTTTTTTCCAACTATCATTGTTGACTTCTTGAACGAACTCATTCCGCGTATCATTGCAGACTTTCTGGAACAATTGACGGAACAAATGAGTCAACAATGCACCTGTTGTAACAACACGTTTGTTAGGATACGCATCACGGTCATCCAATGGAACTTGTCCTTGGTCGGTTAGAAGCAAACGACGAATCATACTTGCCGTGAGAATAGCTTTACGTGCATTATGAACCGCAAGTGTGACTGCTTCCCCTGCAAAGCGAACATGCGGTAGATACTCAGAGTTCAGTAATTGACGAACGTAGGCACACTTGTCTTCTTGATTGGTTCCATATTGAAGATTGTTTGAGAGAAACCGAATTGCATCATCTTGTGTGAAGATATTGAGTTCCGCACAGTCGCGGAAAGATGCAGCCAATAAATCTATATGGACGTCTTCTACACTTCCCCAGACCAACTCTGCAATCTGTCTGTCGTTTGTGACTCCAAGGGCTCGGAAGTAAACCATGATCGGAATATCTTCACGAAAACGTGGAACACAAGCCATGAGAGGATATCCGAGTCCATTGAATTTGGAGGATAAACGGATTTCCAATTTCTTCGGCGGCATCGTAAAACTCTCGTGCAACGATTTCATCTCCACTGAGAAGGTATGTTTACTTGCTGTCTTCTTGGCTTGGAAGACCATAATACGATTATCGGCTACTTTCTCTTGGCAGAGAATGGTACGTTCAGACCCATGAATGATAAAGTAACCAAGGGGATCGTGAGCGCATTCACCATATTGCTCAAGGGACAATGGGTAGTCTTTGAGAAGACACAAGGAAGAGCCAAGCATAACAGGAAGCTTCCCAATGCTAATTCCTTCAAAGACACGCGACTCCTCATCAAAGGCTTCATAATTAGTTCCCTTGTAGGTTCTTGCCGTAAAACGGACATCTGCATACATTTGAGCGGCATAGGTAAAGTTACGAACACGTGCTTCCATTGGCAACATAGGTTTGACACGACCTGTTGCTTCTTGGATACGAGGCTTCATATAGCTGATATTTTCAAAGGAGACACGAAATTCGTACTTGTATTTCTTGCTAATCGGATCTTGTTCGTGCCAGACGGTAATGGGAGGTGTGGATTGGATAATCAGAGGCAACTTATTACGAACGAAATCTTCAAAGGAGTCAATTTGGTGATCTACCAAACGACGCACGCCATTCACAAAATATGCTTGGACTGCTTCCCACTCACGAGATTCGTTATTCATTGCCTCCATGGTGATACTATGCTGACGATTGTCTGTAAATAATGTTTATTCGTTTTGAAATAAGAGATGTCCGACAAGGTAAAAATAGTTAAAGTGGGTGCGGAATCAGCTTCGTCGCCACCACCTGCTCCAGTAAAGTCAATAGGTGGAAAAAAGAAGGCAAAGAAGTCCATGAAGACATATCCTCGTGGTGTCTTGAAAGGTGGGAAAACAGCGAAACAAAAGGTCAAGATTGAAGGTGTTCGCGATCCTGCCAAGGCACCTCCTGTTCGCAAATCTACGCTTCGGATTTTGACCGAAAAAGGCGCCGAGCATCGTCGTAAACAAATCAAACATACGGTTCGCAATATGCCGATTCATCGCGTCCGTGAAACCTTGCAAAAAGCAGGCGTGCCTGTCTCTAACAAAGCACCTCCAGAAATCGCGCGTGATATTCTAGAAGGCGGCATGGAGGCTGGTATGATTGTCGTAAGGTAAGATAAATGACGGCTATATGGGGTCCATTAGGATGGATGACGCTTCATTCTGTATCTATCCTGTATCCAGAACAACCAAGTCAAGCGGAAAAAACGCTGATGTCAACTTGGTTAGACATGTTCCGTGACACGATTACGTGTAACTATTGTCGGTCGCATTTCACGGAGATGCTTGCGACGTATAAAAAGCAGTATCCAACCATGCTGAATTCACGGCAAGACTTTGCGATTGCTGTGTTTCGTATGCATAACAACGTGAATAAACGATTGAGTAAACCCATCTATGATAGTGTTGAAAAATGTATGGAGACACTTCGCAACAATATCAAAACCAAAACTGCAAAAGAGTATCGGTTTGCGTATGTCAATCATATCAACCGATATTGGAGAACACTTCAAGATATTTCTGGGATTGCAGCAATCAAAAAGATCCAACAAATGAAAAAGATTGAAGAAGAGTATTTTACTCCACATGATAATCAATTCCAAGTCATGCTTCGCAATGATATTGTTGTATTACCAGCAGACGCACTCAATCCAAGTGCAGAGCCACGAAGTTCTATCTTTCCAAAACGACGGGTTGTTCCTCCTCCACCCAAGACTCAAGGCCAAACACCTCAAACACAGGTACAAACACCAGTTATGAGATCACTCGCAGGGTTACGTATACAGGGAGGCGTATTTCGCTTACTGAAGTGAGTTGGGAAGATGGTAAGGAGATATACGGATCACATTCCCATGCAAAGCGTCGCATCCAAGGAAAGCGTGTTTCTTTTTCTTCGTCGTACAATTCATCTTCATAGATTGGTTCCAATCCAGCACGTCTCAGACTTGCGGATGGAAGAATAAATCGTAATTGATCTTCAATACTTAACGTTGGTTCAGGAGCAGTCCATGTGAATTGCTCTGGAACATCATACGAGTCTAATGCAGCAAGAAGCGGTGCTTCTGGATAGGGATAGACCCAATTCCAATCCAGAACTTCCGATGTTTTGAAATAGTGAAGCGTCCAAACATAGGTCTTGCGATATGCATACACAACAGGTTCCCAATCTAAAACACCATCCATTAAGTGAATGCCAAAGCGTGTTTCTAGTTCATGTCCGTCCACTGCAACCACACGACGGCACTTGTCTTTTACGTGCTTCATAAGGACTTCAGTCTCATTTACAATCGTTCCACCAGACTGAATGGCTCGTTCATATCCGCCTTCTCGTAATGAAAACGCAGCTAAATTTGGCATGAAATCATTTCCAAAACAACGAACACACAATTCTACAAAAGCATCTGCTTCAAGTGGAAGAACGCTGACAAGAGCAGGAATGGAGAATGTATAGAATTTGGATTCCAATTCGCGCAAGAGTTGAATAGTCCCAACCTGTCGTTGTGCGATGGCAATGAGAACAAGATCTGCATCCAATCCGTAGATGGTAATGTTCTGGGTTGGGTGTTTGCGCAACCATTGAAAGATTTTATGTTCTCCTTCACCTCGTTCCAACGTATCCGAAACAATGTAATTCGGAAATTGAGCTCGCAATGTATCAGCAAGTTCTCTCATAAAGGGAGTTCCAGGTGAAATTTGATGACGGTCAAAGATGGGAGCTCCTTCTGATTTCCGAAAGCGTCTATAACGTTGTTGAACGATCTTTGCGTATGGAACCAAACCATCAAAGGCAATGTAGACTTGTTTTGCACGCACTGGAAGAGCACGCAATCCATCTACAATGCTTTGAATCGGTGTTTCATCTTTGAGATAGGTATGAATAAAGCAATTGAAATCAATAGCAAGGACATCGGTCTCCAATCCAGCATTTCCAACCTCTTTTTGGATGTGTCTGTGTGTTCTCAATAAACTAGCAATGTAATACGGGATCCCCATACAAAAATAAGAACAGGAGTAATTTAAATTGGTTTTCAAAGTCGTTTTACTTCTTCCACAAGTCCTAGAAAATCAAGCTTGAATTGTCGTGTATCTATTTCACGTGTTTTTACACATACAAGTTTACGTGTCTCACTTTCTTGAAAGGTTTCAGGGATTGGATAATCCGCTTCAATGGAACCGTAATAGAACACTTTTGGAGCATGAATACGCGTCCATGTATCTAACTTGGCACGTTCTCTGGACGATGTCTTTAAGGAGAGAACCAAGTAGTTTGAAATGTGTGTGCCAACTTGAGGATTTCCAAATACAATATCCAAAATCATGACTCCTTTGCTTGCAACAATCATTCCATTTCCATCCACATGCACTTGTGCTTTAAAAGGAAGTCCGAGTGCAGTAAATTGTCCTTCTATATATCGTTCAAACCATTTGCCATCTTTTGATTGAAAGCGAGACACGTGGTCTTGATTTGCAGCAATAAGTTCTTCGTCCGTCCATCCTTCATATTTCGGATGTCTTGCGCGAAGGAATGCAATCGTTGCAACATCCTTCTCTTGTTTCCGTTCATTGTATCGGGTAAGGATTTCAGTGCGCTCCATACGAAAAAGAGCATTTAAACTGTAACAATTCGTTTTCCAAGCGAAAAAGTAGGAAGTGAGGATTTTTTTGTTTTTTTCTATTGGTACAGCACACAGAAGATGTGATCCGCATCATACGGCGACGGATCTTCGGCATAGGCTTTGTCTTTTATTAATTTACGCTGCAGTTTGCGGAATGTGCTTACAATTTTGTTGGCTTCACGACGAGGACCCATTTTACGCTTCATGGCGGTTGCGCGTTTCACACAGAGAGAATTATCAGGTACAAGTTCATCGTCTTCAACGAGAAGAGTGGGCTTTGCTTCCATTTTGAATGTCCTACTGTCACCACGTCTTTCAGTGTCTGTTCTGGTAGGCCCACTGTTCCGTTTTTTTCATAAAATCAAATTCGTTTTCAAAATTGGGAGTTTCGGCGAACGGAAAAAGTAGGAGGTGAGGGTTTCTTCTAGTCTTGTTTAGTAGTATTCGTCTGCGTTCTTCGCACAGCGCACACTGCAGCATCCGTGGAAGGATGTGCCATGGCATCCGCAATTGCGGCAGTAGTCATTGTCTTCTTCTTCATCTTCATGTTCGTCATACCATTCTTGTGCGTCTTCTTCTTGTTGGCGGATGATGTCTTCTACTTTCTGTTTATCTTTTGCGGACATAGAGACCGTCCATTCAGTGCCTGCTTCTTGGACTGCAATGACAAGTCGCATGATACGATTGTATTCTTGCTTTTGTTGTTCTTGTTGTTTCTTTTGTTGGTCTTCCATGTGCTTCTGCACCTGCTTCTGGAGTCGGCGTTGAGTACGGTTCATCTTGAGCTTATGTCCTAGGGTCACCACGTCTTTCAGTGTCTGTTCTTCTAGGCCCACTGTTCTACTTTTTTTACAAAAACGAATTCGTTTTCAAAATCTCGGCCAAAGACAACATGGAGATCTGTAAAACCTGCGTAGAACGACCTTACTTTCTGGAACCCTGTCCTCGGTGTGGAAACCCTGGCACCTTTGCATCGCATCAAGAACGAGGGTTTGAAACCTGCCCTGGATGTAACGAGAAGTTTTGTACCGATTGTAACTTTGGATATCGGTATGATTGTAGATGTGTCCCTCAACGTGAAACGCCACCTCCTCTCAGATTAGAACGCCAAATTACAGAATACAAATGGGAAATGGCAGAAGAGTTCATGCGCCAAAACCCAGACCTAACAGAACATACAGTCTACCAAATTCGTGATACGATTTATAAAGTGATTCGGCGCAACGGATACCTGATTCGGAAACAGAGTTCAGAACACTGTCTGCGGTGTGGAACGGTGGATATTCGGTATCCAGAAGACCGCACGGTATATGATATGATTGGGTTCATTTGTAAAAAGTGTATTTCACAAGGATAAATAAATGTGGGAATGGATTCTCTTGCTTGCATTGATTGTATTTTTCATGTATATGTGGACTGCGCCTCCAAAGGTCTCCACATCAGGTGGATGTAACACATGTGCCAAGAAGAAGAATGTTGTTGCAGTAGAATAAATGGCGGAAAAGCAGTCACCTCTTGAAAAGAGTATTCATCAAATGGAAGATTTAGTGCGCGAACAAAATGTCAATATGGCACTTGCGTTTGACCCACGCGTGACTCGTGAAAAGAGACAACAAGCCAAAGCAGTCATCCCCGAAATTGAAGCAGATATAGATAAAGTCTTTCAGCAAGGAAGACGTGCATTCAAAGGTGAAAAGATTCCCACTGCAGTTCAACCTCCAGCAAAATATCCCAAATCCACAAAGCCGCAGAAATCTTCCTCACTGAAACAACAAATCATTATGGATGAAGAATTATCGGGTGGTCGTTTAATTCGGCGCCGTGGCTATACGGCTCGTCGTCGTGGTGTCTCTTACAAGGTTCCTGCCAAATTTATTACTGACAGAGGTGCCCCTGGAAAGTGGCAGAGCGAAACAGGTCTCAAAGGCATTGGTCCTCTCAAGAAAGGTGAATTGACAGATGTAGGATATCGTCATACAGAGTCTGCAACGCGTCGTCATGCAGCACTCAAAAAGGCCATCGCCAAGTATGGTCGTAACTCAACAATCCGCAAATTGAATGCTATCGCGACATATACGAAACGAACGGCACCGTCGCGCTCTCGTATCTACCGAACCGATATGCATTTTGTCCAGAAGAGTAATAAATGAGAAAGTCAACATGGATTTGGATTGGAGTGATTGTGTTAGTCTTGCTTTCCATGCGTGAACGTTTTACGCAATGGCCTGGTGCAGGGTTTCCGAGCATGCCTCCTTTTTACGCAAAGGAACCGTTTGTCAATAAGACATGCCCTGACAATACGCGTTCAGATGGACCGTGCCTTATGGAATTTTAAAGAATAGATACATGAGAACCTGATATGTAAACAACGTTCTTGTAACCTAATCTAATCATCTTGTCAACCGCTGCACGAGCTCGTTGTCCCGTGTTGCAATAGACTAGTATACGCGCATTTTTGTTGGGAATCTCCGACAAAATACGCTTATCTAATTCTCCACTCGGAATGTGTTTAGATCCAGGATAAAATCCAAGTGTTTTGCGTTCAAGATTCGTACGCACGTCTAAAATGATGTCGATATTCTTAGTCTTTATACGACGCTTTGCCTCTTCAGCAGATATACGATATGGAGAATTAATTGCATAAACAATTGCAAGTAAAATAAGTGTCACGAATATCGCCCAAATATACATTTATTTCTTTTGTTAATATAAAATGGGATACTTTTACTTGCTGACGACTGCCTTGTTGTTTTTCGTGTTGACTCCTGGTATTGTCTTGTCCTTACCCCCAGGTGGTTCTAAGATGGTCGTTGCTGCAACCCATGCGGTTGTGTTTGCAGTCGTCCACAAACTTCTGCATATGTACGTCTATTAAACTATTTTCGCAGAACTAAACAAAACATGTGGTTGAAGCTCCTCTACTCTGCTGTGTTGTTCTACGTTTTCGTCCCTGGTGTGTTGTTGAACCTCAGCACTCCTTTCACTGGACCTGCCGTAACCCATGCTATCCTCTATGCGTTGGTGTCTGGCTTTGTCTGGAAGGCCGTCAAGCCTATGCTCCCTAAGGCTTAATTACTGCAAACGATGAGATGCATCACGCGTAATCAATTTATCACTCATAACCCAAGGTTGAAAATGTCTCTCCACTGCCAACTTGACAGTGTGGGGGTCAAACGTCTTACAAGAGAAGACATCTAGGTACATATCGTTGGTCTCCTCCACGAAATGCGCACAGATATTAGACGTCTCAATTAATTGCACCAATGTATACCCTTTCTTGTTGCCAGTTCCAAACATGACAATCTGAGGTTCACCATACGGAACCATGTCAATATCCTTCACCAATTTCTTCGTAAAGGCACGAATGTTCTCTGCTGATCGGATAGACATTGGAATGCAGCTGCGCGCATTGAGAATGAGATGATAGCCCCACATGGTGTTTGAATATGGTTCGCGACTTGCGTGAAAACGAATTCAATTTCTTAAACCTATTCAAACTCATCCTAAAATGCAAGACGTTACATTGGAACAAATGTTGTCATTTCTCCACCACGTTCAAGATGAGAAAGTGCGAGCAAAGGTAGAAGAAGCAGCCACGAAGCGCAAACAACAGATTGCGAAACAGCTTGACAAATTCAAAGGAACTGTCTTTCGGTTTCGGCGTGTTCTTCCCATTGAACCTGATTACGTCATGGTCTGGTCCGATGGAACCATTGATGTTGCAAATGAGTTTGTAGAACACTACATTCGGTACGGACTTTCAACAATTGCCAAAGAAGAAGAGCGGATTCACACCTTCTTAGACGACGAGTAAAACGAACCAAAAAACCTCTTCTCCTACTTTTTCAATGGACGTAGAGGATTACATCTACCGCAAAGCACTTGCTAAAATTCATAAACGCGTCATGATTGCTGCGATGAAGAAAGAGACTCATTATACGGTCTATGATTGCGAGAATTACAAACATTTTGATGTGTTTCTGAAAGCCGTTCGGATTGTGTTTCCAGATTCCACATTGACCGTCCACGAAAAAGACGGACGCAAAAAGGTTACAATTGATTGGTCGTAAGTATATAAATGTCGCTACGCAAACATCATTCCAGTATGTTACAGTCATTAAAAACATTAGGTAAACACGAACAATGGTCTCGCTATATGCGAGGTGGAAGTTATACAGACGCAGAAAAGGTAGGAAAGTATAAAATACAGGTTCAAGAAGATGAAGATGATATTCGTTACTTTCTTTGGAACCCCAAGAAACCTTGTATAAACATGGTCATTAGTAAACGTGATAAAACTGCAGTTCTTGACGCTGTTGAATATGACGAAGATTGTACGGTTGATGAAAAAATGTTACGCGGAGAAGGGACTCGTGAGATGATAAGGTTTAGTTTAGAGTTACTAAGACGAAGTGGAGCCACAAAGGTTTCATTAAGTGATAAATCTACCATTCCATGCCACGACGAAAATATTGCTTTAGGACCTATGTATTTTTTGAAATATGGAAAGACATGGTATGAAAAATACTTTGACTTTCACCCAAGTCAGCGGTTTCAACGAATGTATGAAGAAGCAAAGAAAACCCGCGACGAACTATTAGATACAGATGGGTTATCACAACAACCTTGTGAGTTTTTTGACTTTGAAACCACGACTGAAATATTCAGATATATAGGATTTGTTAATTTTCATTCTATTGAATGGGAAAAAGATTTGTAATTTACATGCGTCCAACGGATAGAAAGTGGGCGGAAATTACACCAGAGCATAGGTTCGCTGTCATTTTTACCCAATTACTAGTGAGGCGCCATTACTTCAATAGTGTTTTACTGCTGTAACCACAGCAGTCCATACACTTTTTTTACAGCGTTAAAGACATAATGGATTCACGCATAAGCGGACTCTATACTATTGTCAAAGGTCGTGTTGATTGGTCTAATCTTGTTCCTACTTGTTTGGAACTTGCACGCGAACTTGAAATGATGTCGGAACTGAAAGGTCCCGAGCGATTGGAACTCTTGCAGAAAACCCTTCGGTTTGCTCTGCATGAGTCCGATTTGCCGAAAGATAAGAAGGAGACATATTCTTTTGTGATTATGACCGTGGTTCCAGTGATGATGCAAGCGGCGATTTTGGCATCCAAGTCGCCTATCGTAAACAAGCTACAGAAGAAATGTTGTGGGTGGTTGTAAACAATGAAACAGATTGTAGAAACAACTCTACAAGCATCACTAGGAATCCAATGGTCGACTTTACTTGTGAATTTGTTTGCTTTGGGTCGTGACATCCCTGACTTTCACGCTGTTTTGAAAGATGTCTTGACAATTGAAACAATCGTTCAGATCATTGAACTGATTTTTTACACGTGGTATGCTTTTCAAATTCATCGGATTGCAGATGTTACGCGATTTCGGTATTATGATTGGTTAATCACGACACCATTGATGCTCTTCACGACCATGGTGTATTTTGAATACCGAGGCTCAACAGAGAAAACAACCTTGAAAGAGTTCTGGGACAAGCATTGGAAAGAAGTCTTGTTGGTTGGGTTCTGCAATCTGTGGATGCTTGGATTTGGATTTCTCCAAGAGATTGGTAAGATTGGTCTTGTTGCATCCACGACCTTTGGATTTGCTGGGTTATTTGGATCCTTCTACATCATCTATGAAGGGTTTGCATCCAAGTCACCTGTCAATTTACCACTCTTTTGGTTTATGGCATCTGTATGGAGTCTTTATGGAGTTGCTGCTTGGTTTCCTATTGCCATGAAGAACGCAGCCTATAACATTCTAGATATTTTTGCCAAGAACTTCTATGGTGCCTATCTCTCCTATTTCATTACAACTCTCTCAAACGCTTGAAATGAATTCCCACTGTAAATAATCACAAATCTTCTTCCAAATTTGATCGTGTGCAATCAAACGGTCACGACTCTTCAGGAGTGGAAAAAAAACTTTGTACTCGTCCAAATCGAGGAGTTCAAAGAATTTGTAAAGGATGTATGAATACGATAAGAAGTTGGTTCGGTCGTTGGGACAATACAGCAAAAACGGAGCCTGAATCTCCTGAAACATGGCACGAATCTTCTCCTCAATTTCAGGAGTAATCGTAGGAGGTGGATTGCCGTTCAATCGGCTCAAGATATGCGTTCGGTGTTCGTAATACTTGCTGCGTCCCAACTTTTTCAGAATTTGGCGTATGTCTTCTTCGGACAAATCGGCAATATTGTTGATGCGTCGTTTGCGAATTTCAAGGATCACTTCATTCATCACATCTTCTGGAATGATGGTGGATTCTTTTGCTTGGAATTGGTTAAGGATTTCGTTGAGATGATTTATCTTCTTGTAGGCGTAGTTATTGCGCTCCTTTGGTGGATCACGAAACGACGGAAAATCAGACACAACGAGGGAGTACTCTTCGGAACCGCAACGTGGACAGACTAGAATACCTTCTGAACTTATTTCTTCACGTGCCACATTACATGTTTCACAGTGTTCTGTCAATAATTGAATGGTTTCTACACCATTTGATAATTTCATTCGTGCGATATACTCGTCAAACATTTGTTTACGGGTAGGTCCAGTGGATTCCGATGGAAGACTGGCTGCAAAATACCGCATAAATGTATTTGCGTCTCGTGGTGTTGTAGTTGTTGCAACGGAAGAATCTTGACGCCGATAATATTCATTGAAAATATCCATATTTTGCAAATAGTAATCTTCCACAGGATTAATCTTTGCAAGTTCTGTTTCAATTTCACGAATACGTTGTTGTTTGCGTGTTGCACTCGTAATACTCATAACATCATTTGCAGCATACAGCTCAGATAAATCGCTTTTCAAACTCTCTAGCTCCTGCCGCAAGTCCTCTTGCCGTTGGGTCGAATCCCTGAGGTTCTGAATGACGTCCTGGTGTACGGAGTCCAATGTCCCCGTTGTTACGTTCGTCGGAGCGTCCCGAATTTTGCGAATGCGAAAGATGTCCATGTGTACTTATGAATTCTTTCACTTGGTTCATGAAGATTGGATTTTGGAACATAATGGGACGTTGAAGCAACGTTGCCTTGATGGTGGCGTCTATATCAAGTCCAAAATTCTTACATACATAGGTGAGAGCTAAAAAGGCACTCCGATTCATTCCTGCTTGACAATGGACGTAGACAGTTCCATTTCCTTGTTGAAGGAACCGATGCATTGTTGCTTCAAACTTTGGATACCAATCCAAGATGTTATGAACTGGACTGTCGTACGCTTCCAGACATACATACCGACTTGGATACTTGGTACGAAACCAAAGAGGCGAATCTTGGTCGAACGCACAATTGATAACGTGTGTAATATTGTGTTTATAGGCAAACATGTCTGTCATTGCCAGTCCCGCTCCCACCAGAATACGAGGATAAAAATAAGCTGGTGGAATTCGTGTTGTGATTGGCGACGCTAACATAGACAACATTGTGTATATACAACAGTTTGATTGAAGATACTTAACCACACAAAGTTCGCATTTCGGCATAGGTGAGCTCACCCTTCTCAAACTTGCGAAGTGACTTGGCTTGTTCGGCAAACGTAGGATTTGCTTCCATTGCCGTCATGAATTCTTCCCAATTCATATTCACGCCACGGAGTTTTGCGAGACCTTCAAATCCTTCTTTCGCAACGACTTGAAGTTGACGAAAACACCATGCATAGGTTGCTCCACTATGACCTTGATATTGAATATGTTTGTCAATTTCTTTGAGTTCTGGGGGTTCGCTAAACATAAAGCCTCGTTTCTCTTCGGGGACATAGGTTCGCAACCACTCCCATTGGTTTGCTTCTGTAATGGCTTCAAACATGTCAAAGAGCATCATTGATTCTTCAGCGCTAAATCCAAGCTTGCGGAATTGGTCCATCTATACATTGGATTTCTATTCCTGCCTGAAGATTCGTTTTACAAGAAGTTATGCAAAAAGGTATTCAACAGATTCGTCAACACAACGGTTGCGCCACCCAAAATCGCAGCACCCGTCCAACTGACAGTTCCTCCAGACGTATAGGCGCTGGGAACATACTGGAGCAAGAGGTTGCGCGAGAACGATAAGGAAACGATTGCACCTGCCAAGAAAATAGCAATATACATCGTTGTATTTCCCAACATGAAACGGACGGCTGGCAAACTAGGTTTGAATGTCGGTGCCATTGCAGAATGTCCTGGTGACGGAACACTTGGCATGGGAATAATCGGCGGACTGGATTGAGGTCCCTGCGGCATCAGCAACGAGTCGAGCGAAGTTGAATCTTCCATTGTTTTATGATACGGACGAGTTTTCACAATTGGAATCTTCCACGCGGTAGCGATAGCACTTTCCATCCACGCGAACAACCTTGTCTACAATCTCTTTCAAGGGCAACGCAGGTTCACGTTTCACAAAGAAGTTCCGATGAAACAAAAGGACCGAAATCCCCAATCCGATGATGAAAGAGAAGAAAGCAGAACCTCGGCTCAAAGCAGCCGAGATGCGGTCCGAGTTCATGACTTTATCCATTATTTACTTGCGAGGTAATTCAGTGAATCTGGTTCACTCGTGCATGGAACTTCTTCGGAGATAAACCGAACACACCCAGTATCGGTATGGTACGCGTTCGGATCATGTGGCGATGGTAAAACCTTTACCTTTCGCGTGGGCGGAATGATGACTGTGGAAATTAAAAGTCCTAGTATCACTCCAGCAATCACCCATGTGAGTTCAATCATTATTCCATAGTCATAACTTTTTCAGCTTTGTATCCATGAAGCATCCACATTCCAAGGACGATGAAATATCCAGAATATGGCAAAAAGACGGAGACTGCAACCAAGATGTATTTGATATAGGTCAAATAGGCATATTTATCACTTGTGTTCCAAACCAAAAAGATACTCAATGCAAACGTTGCAACTCCAATGAGTGTTCCAAACGTTGCAATGAACCAAGTCAATAGTGTTCCAAGAGACGATAGAATAGAAGGTCCAGACTCAATGGATGGAACATCTTCGGTTTGGATTTTCCCATTGCGAATATTGAGCGTTCCTTTTTCGGGAATGTAGGTGATGTTTGGAATACCTCTGCTGGAAGGACTTTGGACGATTTTGAGGTAATTGCCTTCGGGTAATTTTGCTTCTCGCATTTTTTCTTCCAACTTTGTATCCGTCAATCGTTTGACAGCCGCATCACGGCAGGACGTATCATTTGCCCCTTTACACTGTTCTTCTGCTTGGTTTTTGATTTCTTCCTTTTCTTGATCCGTTAGAGTCGCAACTTTAGACGAACTCAAAATAGAGGACAAGTTTCCTTCATTCACGGCCATCGTGAGATTCCCACTTTTTGCTTTTCCTTGTAGAATACCAGTTACGTCTCTGGACTTGTCGCCTAGGACATATTCTGCCGACACTATACTCATTATTATGAAGCAAATACGAGATTTCCAGTTCCACTCACGATACGCAAAAAGTTAATGGATTCAACATAGGCTCCCAAATTAAAGGTAAAGGTAAAGATCACATTGTCATTTGTCTGTACGACTGTTACTAACTCGCTCGGATCGTAGAGTGAAATCTGGGCGGCAGGAACGACCACTGGATTTTGACTAAACACGGTGGATTTGACAACGCAAACAATGTTTGAAGTTGGAGCACCTGATGGTGTCACGGATTCAGGAAGAGGTTGTTGCAATGTCACGCGCAGAGTCACTTTATTAAACATACTTCCATTGAGAGCACCTGAAGGTTGATATTGGTCGTTGTCAAGAGCAAAGGAATACTGGTAGACTCCAGGAAGAACAGGAGCAAGACCAGTTGTGTGTTTATACATTTGAAGCAACGAGAAGAAGGGCAGAGGTTTTGTTTGAAATCGTTCCTTTCCATCCAGAAGCAACAAACCATCTGAAATGGGATCGCGTGGAAAGATGGATGTAAGTTGCTGTTGACCTGACGAAAGCATTCCAGTTGGAATATCCGATGTAATCGGAGACCAAGGAGCACGATTCACAGAATCCCAATTTGTGTAATTATCCCAATCATTTGCGAGGATCCTATCTGACCGTTGACTGAAAAAGACATACCGAGACACCAAGTTAAACATTGGTAATTCCAATTCAGAATTGGACCCAAACTGGCCTTCCTTGTTGACAAACCGCACGATTTTGACAAGGAACGTCTGGTCGGCACGTGCATATTGATTCATCTCCATTTCCGTGAGGTAGATGAAATTGCCTTCAATATACGGATCTGGAAAGAAGGTTGTGAGCCCAGGATTGCTTGGAAGACCTGTTGGTAGAGGAGGTGACAAAAACAAACTCAGTGGATTTTGTGTAGGTTTAATGCGTTGTCCGTAGGTTGAAGATGTGGGATTGGTGTCAATCACGGTATACAAGTCATTCAGGTTCCGCAATGTGACATTGATATAAACCTCCGAGTTTTGAAGTGAAACTAATGGCAGGACTAATCCAGGGTTTTCGCAAAACCAAAAGTGAAGAGGAATGAGAAGTTGGCGTGACCGAATGGACGGTTCTGGAACCGTTGTCATTGGCATTGCAGTCGGAATGGTTGTCGGTGCAATCGCATGCGGATATTGATTGACACGGTCGTATGCATTTCCAGGGTCATAGAGTTCTGGAACATTTCCAACCATTTGATCAACAATACGTCGTTTGTTGGCATCATGTGTCAAATAAGAATAGAACTTCATCCATTCTCCTGTCAACCGTTGGATTTCTTGACCGTTCATTGTGAGCGAAACATGGTCTATGAGATTGTATCCAAGATTCTTAATCCATTGGAATTCATACCCAATTGAATTGGTGCGTATATCATACCCTGTTGGAGGAGTAGATCCATTCAAGTATTTCAAAGGAGACCAGATGTCTGGGAGTGTAATGGATAAATAGCAATCGTAGAGAAGTTGTGCGTATCGGTCAATACGACAACTGATAGTTCGTGTCCCCGTTGTGGAAAACTCAAGATTGGATGCCGTAAAGGACATCCGAATATGTTCCATCGCAAAGTTTGTATGACGGCGGTAGAGACACCGAAAATGAGTCATGGAAGGATTTCCATTGACTAACTCATTTTGGGCGCCCACACCCACTAATTGAAGTAAGCCACCAGGCATTTGTATTATGTTCTATCTAATCTTTAACTTAGTTCCTCAAGGACGAACCAGAGGCGTAACAATAAGTAAATACCAACGAATTCGCACGACCAGAACAGCAGATCCTCCTTCATGGTATTACTCACTGAAGAGGAGTTAATTTTCCAATCGGTTTCAATGCCTGCCGAGACAAGACGTCACGTGTATTCACACTTGTAAAGACACCAGGGACAGAAGATCCACCCATAGCACAGCCCGTACAGAAATTCGTATAGGTTGCTGTTCCAGGCACACCTCCCCACGCACTCACGGTAGGAAGAATGAACCGTTCTCGTGTTGTTGCATTGTTTCCCATGACACTCAGAAATGTGGATGGGAGTTTGTTCTCCTGGGCTGGAGACGATGTATAAAATGTCTTAGCAATCACTTGACGTTTTCGTCGTGTCAACCAATCTTGGGCCGAGTTCACTTGCATTTGATTTATAGGAGAGAGGATTCTATTTATCAATGCGATTCGTTCTGGTTTCCACTCATACCGACCAAACCACTGGCTACTCAAAAGTAGCATACAACTTGTTGAAACAGTTGTCAACATTGTCTCCTCGTGTCAAGACCTTCCACTATGGATTCCAACGTCACCCAAACCGTCCAACTCTCCGCAAACCTATTGAAGGAATTACTGTGTATGATGCAGCAGCCAATGAAGAGCCCAAGGAAGAAGGATTTGGATTCAACAAAATTCACGAGTACTTAGAGATGGTGAATCCTGATGTCGTGATGATTTATAATGACCCACTCATCATCTACAAGTTTATTGAATGTATGAAGCATGAGCGTGGTAAAAGTTCTTACAAACTCTGGATCTATGTAGACCAAGTGTATGAAGGAATTGCAATGCCATTGATTCAACAAATCAATAAACATGCCGATCGTATTTATTGTTTCACGGACACGTGGAAGAAGACCTATCTTGAATATGAACCTGTTTCCGATGTGCGTGTCTTGGAGCATGCTGTAGACCCAACAACGTTCTCCGTATTACCGACTGATTTGCGAACACAAGTTCGTTCAAATATGAATATTCCAGAAAACGCAATTGTGTTTTTGAATGCAAACCGAAATAGTCAACGCAAGAGATTAGACTTGACAATTGGAGGATTTGTTCGTCTCTTAAAACAGGATAGTACGAAGCCTTATTACTTGATTCTTGTTTCCAATCTCAATCCTCAAACAGGTGCATACTACGATATTCCTCGTATCTTTGTTTCGGAGCTCCAGCGTGTTGGTCTTGACCCCAAGAGTTTGTTTGGTCGGTTGATTATGATTGATAGTTCACCTCCGAATGTCATTGGAGATGAAGGCATCAATCAGCTGTATAATGTAGCAGATGTGGGAGTCAATACATCCGATGGCGAAGGATTTGGTCTCTGTCAATTAGAGCACATGTATACAGGGGCGCCGCAGATTGTAACAGACGTAGGCACGTATCATTCGTTCTTGGATGACAAGGTTGCAGAGTTTGTTCCACAAGGTGATCGTGTCTATCATCCAATCCAAATGCCACTTGGATTTTTCGCACCGACGTTTTCCATGGAGGAAGTGGCAGCCGCAATGGGCCGTATGATTGCGACATTGGATGACAAGAGACGCAAGACATCTGCGTATGCATTCAAGAGTTGGGCGACTGTTTGTGATGCTTTCTTAGAAGATCTCTTAATGGAAGCTAATAACTCGTCGCAGCTATTGGGTAATTCGTATCAGGTAGCCACCGTATCTGTGTTGGAGCCGTCATCTGACCGACCCTAAGTAAGCGTTGGTTGTCTTCAAACGCAAGTCCATCAAAGACCTCTTTCGTATCGGGGTCAATCATAAATAACATACCTTTAATCGCAACACGCTGTAATCGGCGTTTGCGTTTCTGAAGGTTGCGTAAATAGGTGACATCCAAGTCATTGGTTTTGAGGTCTGGTTTGGTTGCCAAATCTTCGCCAGTGATGGTACTGTCAAATCGCATACATGTCAAGACAGGTGTTTCACGACTATGAAACTTGCGATGAATTTCGCAATCCACAGCAGCTTGTTTCAGTAATGTAGAAATCCGTTTATTGACTTGGTCTTTTTCATAAGACTTTTCGTAGAGATATTCGTCAGTACTCATGAATGCTTGTACGGCATCGCCTTCATACCGTTTCATATCCGTATCATTGCGACGAATCGGAACCACATTGCTTGCTCCTTCGGTGGATTTGGATTGCTCTTCGGTAAAGACACTGATGTAGAACGAAATGCGAACCGTTCGGTCTTCTTGGGGCAAGCGAGCATGCGAGCAAATACGAATCGCACGACCAATGACTTGATCGTGTCTTGCTGGATTCCAATGGGGTTCCATGAGATGGACGCGTCGCACATTTTCCAACGTAATACCTTCTGCACCTGCCGACGATGCCATGATGAGACTTAACAACTTCTTTCCACGTGTTTCAATGGAGGCTCGCAACGAGGCTGGGAAATTGTCGGCATAACTTCCATTGAAAATCTGGCGCATCATTTCACGTTCTTCTGGATCTTCTTGACCTGAGTAAAACGCATACGCTGGTTTCTCGGCATCCAAGGAAGGATCTTCAATCCATTGATTGTTTTCCTTCTTGATTTTGTAGCGTTGCCAACCATTTGCATCCAGAATGGCCGAGAAGACACCCAGACCTTCCAATTGACGGTAGTTGGAATAAATAAATTGATTCAGGTCTGTCCCTGTTTCTTGAATATTCTTCAGCATCTTCAAGAGTTTGGGACTGAAGGTTTTGAGTGCGGTTTCCGACAAATACCGAACAGGATCGGCACGCAGACGATTGAGAATCTTCTCTTTTTCGGGGATCTCATCTTCTGTCAACGCATCTTCATTTTCAAGTGACCGCAAATCAGGAGGAACAGCATAGTTGCAAGCAAGACGCGACATGACACGAAACGTCTTCATATCATCGTCATTCGTATCTTTCGGTTTTCCACGACGACTATCCATCTGGATTTCCTTCCATCGCACACGCAAGTAATTCCCAAATTGTTCGTTTGACATTTCTACTTTTTCAAGCAGTTTGTCATCATCTACACGACGTGGAAGCATTCGTTCATCCGCACCCTTAAAATACGAAACCAATCCTTGAATGCGACGCTGGAATAACAAGGCATTCTTAATACTTAATCCTTCCAAAAAGAGACTGGCAAATTCATCAGGGTCCGTCGGCAAACATTCTAGTAATTCCACAGAAATACGATCGGTTGCAAGTTCGGCTCCACCTACATCTGTCTCAAACTTGGTCTTCCAAGAATTGACCCATTCATTGTTGGAGTCAATGTAATTCAGTTCCTTCACATACTGAACCGCAATGCGTTCGTCTTTTTCATTGTAGACACTGCGAAACTTGGGAGGATTGCGTGTCACCATGATGTATTTCTTCACGGTATTGAACTCAATCGTGTCAATGTCAGGAATGGCTCGCAACACTGACTTCATCTTTTCTTCGTCCCAACTAGGAATGGCTTTGACAGGGACAGTAATGCGTTCAATGGGTCCACGCAATAAGTTCATGAGATACGCAATTTCCACAGCACGATTGATTACGGGAGTTCCTGAGAGAGCGACGACTTTGCAATTTTTGGCGGTATAGATACGGTCATAGAGTTTGCGTGCGATTTCGGATACATTAACGATACGCCGAATGAGGTTATGGACCTCGTCAATGATGACAACGCTCTCATCATACGGATTAGGACCATCTGGATTGACATACTTATTGATATTACTGGAGAAGAGACCGTCGTAGTGAATAAAGGTAAACCGTTGTGCGATTTGGTCTTCAATTTGTTTCGCGATGATGTCCTGTGTTGTCTTGGGAAGCTGACGGAAATTGGGTTCCTGACCTGGCGTCGTGACAAAAAACTTGCCATAGCGAGTCAAAAATCCATCGGAAATACCAAGTTTCTTTGCTTCCACGCGCGACTCGTCCGACAAGGCACGTTGCGTCCAATGTTGATCGAATGCATAGATAGGGTCGCCACACTTGCGAATTTCACCCTTGTAGTTGGCTTCTAGAGATGCAGGTGACATGACAAACACTTTGCGGTTAGAGAGAAGTGACTCGGCGACGGCGATGGACGTACATGTTTTACCAGACCCAAGACCGTGATAGACTAATAATCCACGATACGGTGTTTCTGCGAGCAAGTAGTCGCGCACAATCTTTTGATGGGGCAACAGCTCACGAGCATTGGTTCCACGTGCGAGACAGACATCAATGTCCTTATCTTCTTGGTCGGTGGGTTGGCGAGGATATTTCAAAAAAATACGTGTTATAGCATCGGCAAACGCCTTTCTATTTGGGAGAACATACGGCATTGTTTTTCGCTGCGATTTGATAATGGGAACGAAGAACACTCGGATGTGGGCGGTGACAATTTATCTCTTTTTAATGGCTGCCTTTCTCTATCTCAAACCTGGAATTGCATTTGGGAGAGAGGGACGAATTCGTCCATTTGGCACACAAGACAAGGAAGCAACCGTGTTTCCTCTGTGGTGGTGGATTTTTGTCATTTCCGTCATCTCGTATTGTATTACGATGTACTTGACAGGATTTCGTCGGTAAGTAGAAATAATGAAAACAAGAAGAAGACGTTTGCGAAGTATTTGTCCTTGTTCTCCAGATGTAGGAGATTGTCCTCGCTGTGCTCGGCGAAGACGTCTTAATCGGTCTCGAACGATTCGACGACGTTCTTGAGTTGCTCCAGCATACCCATTCGTTCTATATGATGAGGTCGCACTAACCCTTTTGCTTCCTCAAACGACTTCCATCCAATGCCTGAAATCTCGCGGCGTTGCATGGGTGTGAATTTTTGACTGATATTCACCATCTCAGGATGTTTGAGAAGAGCAACAAAGTAAATATGACGATAGACAATTCCATTCAAGCCTGTAAAGGTTTCTTCTAACCGAATATTGCGAAGAATCACATATGCCTCGCGCGGAATATTGGTCTCCTCATTAAATTCACGAATCGCACAATCCAAATCACTTTCACCTCGTACACGTCGTCCTTTTGGAAATCCCCATTCAGGTTCTGTATACGCAGACAAGTAATTTGCCATGAACTCGTAACGCTTGAGTTGATAAAAGCGATCTTTGGATTGCTGGTAATCCTGTGATGTCTTATCTTCACCCCAAAGTTGTTTCCAAAGAAGATCAAAATTCTCACACACAATCATGGACTGCTCTTTGACGGTCATGTTTGAAAACAAACGTCCAACATATGCTTCATCCGTGGGGTCATACTTTCCACGCATAAATTCCGTGTAACTCATACTATCTTTACGGCGTATCATAAGGATATGCAAATCGGTCACCGAAACAGGCAACTGTGATGCATCAAGTAGAAACAACCCACACGAAAGAACTGGATCGCGACATGTTTTAAAGAGATGACCTTTTTGACCGCAATTATTACAATACATACCCGTTATTTGTCCTCCTTTTGGAGGCGTCAGGGTTCGTTTTTCCATTGTAATAGTCCAGATTTTCTCAAGAAAGTTCCTTCCTAAACATAAATGGACGCACCAGTATATCCATCGCAACCGTCAAGCTCAGGCGGCGGAATGCTCCGAACACTTGCAATCGTTGTTGGTATTATTCTTCTTGGACTTGTTGGATTTGCTTTTTACAATTACATGCGACGCAGAAGTGGTCTCTCGGAAGTCACACTTGCAGGAACCGAAGCATCAAGCGATAAGGCGCCGTCTCCCATTGACGGAAAGACGCGGACCGTCATCCCTGCAGCAGAAATTACAGGAAATGGGTCTGACTATGGCGTCCAATTCTGGATGTATATCTCAGATTGGGACTATGGATTTGGACGGCCCAAGTCAATCCTGAAACGTGTCGGAACAAATGCATCTGTCAGCAACCCTGATATTACACTCCACCCAACTGACAATTCTTTACAAGTGACTGTCTCCGTCTTCCCAGTGGATAATGTTGCAGGTGCTGCGGCTCCCACGGCAAATTCAACGGGCGATTCATTCACATGCACGGTTGAGAATGTGCCTCTTCAATCTTGGTTCTCTGTATCCGTAACCGTCTTCCAACGCAATATGGATATTTACCTCAATGGTCGCTTGGTCAAGTCGTGTGTGCTTCCAGGTGTTCCGAAACCAGCTGTGGGTGACATCATTCTTGCTGACAAGGAAGGGTTCTCTGGGTCTCTTTGCAATATCTTCACCTATGGAAAGATGTTGACTCCAGGAGATGCAAGGGACTTCTTTGCAAATGGAACCAAGTGTGACGCTCCTGCTCCAGAAGTCAGTAAAGCAGAGCCCGTAGATAAGGATTCCACGTTTATCCGTATTTTTGGGTACACCTTCCGCTTCTCCAAGCTCAGTCGTGAAGGAAAGGAACTTAGTAGTTACACCTTCTAAACAGCATAATGCGTATTTTACTGAAATGTCCCACTCGGTCACGTCCACACAAAGTTATGGAAACGCTTCGCAGATACGTCCAACTTGCGAATCATCCCGAACAAATCGGTGTTGCAGTCTCTTGCGATACAACCGATCCATCTATGACACGTGGATTAGTGAAGGAGGAAATCATTCGTAGTTTGGCACGATGTGAATGGAAGAATGTGTATTATAGTGACAATCATACCAAGATTGAAGCGTGTAATGCCGATATGGACCGCATTGAATATCCGTGGGACATTGTGGTGTTGGTGTCGGATGATATGATTCCGCAAATCCAAGGGTATGATGACATCATTCGCAGTCACATGACGGCATCGTTTCCAGATACAAATGGAATCTTATGGTTTAATGATGGAGCTCAAGGAAACAAATTGAATACACTTTGTATCTTTGGGCGTCGTATATATGAGCGATTTGGATATATTTACCACCCTGCCTACAAGAGTTTGTTTTGCGATACAGAATTGACAGATTTATGCAACACAACATTGAAAGACCAATGTCGGTATTATGACTATTGTATTATCCGACACGAACATCCAGGAACTGGATACGCACAAAACATGGATGCTCTCTACCAAACCAATCAAAAATATTGGAATGAAGATATGTATACATATATTGCACGCAAATCATACTCTTACGATTGGTCTGTGTTAATTCCCACAATTGCAGGCCGTGAAGCATCCTTACAGAACCTTCTTACATCGCTTCGTGAGAAACTTGGAAGACTTGCCCCAGACTTGCGCGTTGAGTATTGTATTGAGTTTGATAATCGTGAACTTTCCATTGGAATGAAACGGCAGCGTCTTTTGGAACGAGCGAATGGGAAGTATCTTGCATTCATTGATGATGATGACGACATTACAGATGCCTATATTGAAGACCTTGTTGCAACGATTCGTGGAAATCATCATGTCATGCGATTACGTGGAACTATCAATCCTTATACATTCACACATAGTATCCAACACAAATTAACAGATCCAATGGCACAAGGTGAAGTGTTTGTGCGTCCACCCAACCATTTGAACCCCATGTTAAGTGATGTTGCAAAGTTAATTCGGTTTGGAGATGCAATGCGAGGTGAAGATTTAGACTGGACTATCCGTTTGGCAAGAACTGGATACCTGACAAATGAATATCGGTCCGATCCATCTCGTATTCATTACATTTACAATATTCGTGTTCCTGTGGATCCTAAAAGTCTAGACTTCCAACGGAATACAAGTTATGAAACAATGCTCCAAATGGTTTGGACGCCGAATGGACCTGCTCTTCCACAAGCAATTCAGCAACAACCGAGACAAGGTGGATTGCGCCTTGGACGGAATGGGTTTGTTTCTATGTAAGGTATAATGGAAATGGCTGGATATCTCATCCTAGCACTGTTAATCGGTGTACTGGGATTTCTTTTGTATAGCAGTCTTACGTCAAGTGAAAAAGGGACGTATGTTGTGATTCCTGGATCTGTCCCAGGCGAAACCGAGCAGACCTATGGGATTAGTCTTCCGCGATCCTTCAATCAACCCGAAGGCGCTGTCTACAGTTACACTGGGTGGTTGTTGATTAACGATTTCACCTATGGATATGGAAACAAACGCAAGGTATTTTCCAAGGGACCGAATGGCCCCAGCATCCATCTTGACACAACTTCCAATGCTCTTATCGTTGGCATTCCCACCTATGGATCCATTGAAACTATTTTGATTCCTAATATTCCTGCACTCAAGTGGATTCACTTTGGTCTCGTCGTGGATCAATATTCTGTGGATATTTACATCAACGGAACTCTGCGACAACATCATTCACTCGCACAGTTGCCAGATATGAATGACGATGCAATTACAGCAGGTGGTGGATGGGATGGTGTCCTCGGAGAACTCGTCTATTACCCAAAGAAGTTGAGTTCTAAAGACATCTACGAACTTGCGAACAAGAAACCCCCAAGTGACTTGAAGCGACCCACATCTGGACCGCAATACTTTGATATGACGTGGTATATTGGACGCTTAAATTCTAGCTAAAGGTGTAAATGAGTGCAGGAGGACAACGCGGAACTGATGTCTCTGGAATTACAGGATTACGATTGCAAAATGCATCGGATGTAACAGCTCGCTTGCGGTATCAAGAAGTGTTTCAAACTTTTGCATCTACAACAGGTGCAAATGCCTATCGTAATGAAACACCGAATGCAGTGGGATCGTATTTGGATTTTTTGATTGGTCGCAAGGAATCAGGGCGTCGTGATATTTCCTTCAGTGATTGCTCGTCTTGTGTTGGATTACCATACCAATACACACTTACTCGCTCCTTTCGGACCTAGTGCGTCGTGTCTTTCGCAATTGGTTTCGTAATCGCTGTCGTTCTGTTTTCGGCATTGTGGGCGAATAGGTAAAGAAATACCGTAAGAAATCAACTGAGCTTTTGTCCTTGGATAATTGTTCGTATAACTCTGACTTCTTCTTCCGAATATCAATGAGAGTTTCTTGCTCTCCAAAACAATCAATGGGAGTTAATAACTCAAACCTGCGTTTGGGCTTGCTGTGGGCGATCTCCACAAGCCGTTGCGCAACACATTGAATATATGCGATGTTCTCATCCTTGGCGTTGGAATAGATATAGGCGAAAAAGAACTGTAAGATAGTAGGAATACTTGCGACCAGAATTCCGTCCAACCGATGGTAACTATGGCAGGCAGACGCTTCATAAAACCGCATATGGGAAACACCATCTGCTTCATAAACGGTATGCAAAGTAGGTAAGATTTCTGTTCCTTCTTTGATTTCCACTTTCTTGCCTTTGGATAATTTTTGAATCGTTTCAAGGTCTGACAACATAATGACAGGTGTCGTCCATTTTTGACGTAAATGGACTTCGGATGCAGTCACGCCCAGCAAGATAACAGACTCTTTCTTCAGAATTCGTTTAATCTTCTTTTTCATCTCCATTGTCAAGGCTGCACGTGGTTTGGCTTTGCTAGGCACACATTGAATAGGATACTCTTTATTGAGAAGCATCAATCGTTCAAACACTTTGGTCCAACGACTCACATCCCCACGTGGTCTTGATAATTCAAGATACATAGACATACGCAAGAAATCAGGAGGAACATAATGAATGTCATTTCGCACAATGGCTTGGTCCCATAAATTCTCAAAAATACCTTCTTCCAATTCGGTGATGTCTGCCACCCCTGTGTAGTCTGCAAAGACTTTGAAGGTTCCAATATGGACTCCAGGTTTGACTTCTACATTCTTGATGCCAATGTCGTAAAGCTTATTTGCGAGAATCATTGCATGTTCCTGTGGCGTTTCACTGAAAAAGTCATAGTCTGGGACATCGTAGACAGGGTCATAAAAACGGTCTTTGACAGGCAATAAGTTATTGATCGCAGTGCCTCCATAGCACATGACACGATGGGTTTTAATAAACTCTGCCACAATACCCAGAATTTGTTTGATGTGAGGGTCTGAGGCGACCTCCTTATCATTTTGCTTTTCAAGTATACTGACGACGTTCTCAATCTCGTCCATTATAAAAACGAAACTTTGTTTTTTTAATTTCTTGGAAACAGCAAGGATGCCTCGCCGATACAACCTTCGTAAACGTGACGAACCCGCAGTGAAGTGGGTTGATGATGATACTCTAGAAGAGACCGAAAATGAGTCAGTTCATGAGTCTGAGACAGAGACCGAGGATTCTACTTATAAAAGTGAAGAAGAGGAAGAGGATATTGAAGAAGAGGAAGAGGATATTGAAGAAGAGGAAGAAGAGGAGGAAGAAGAGCCTCAAAGACATATCCAAATCCCTATGCCGAAAAAAGGCATGCGTGTCACGATTGAAATTGACAATCGCAGCGGTGACTACGATGACTATGACGACTATGAAGAGGAAGAAGAGGAAGAGAACGAATTTCTTGATTACCTCGCAAATAAATATGTCCCATCGTCGCGTCTTGGAAGCAAGGGCAAGAAATCCAAGAAAGACGACAGTCCTGCGATTGAACTCAATGACGAAGAACGAGAATACTTTGACGACTTGCCTCGGTCGCAACAAAAGAAACTCAAAAAAGAGATGAAACAACTCGCGACCTTGGTGAATGATGGGGATGTACCTTACAAATTCCGCATCCTCAAACTCCCAGTCTCACAAGCAGTCAAGGCTGCAGTTCTGAAAAAGATCAATACGTTGGATATGTTGGATATGGAAAACGGAGAGACACACAAACTCCGCACATGGGTAGACGGATTCTTGCGAATTCCGTTTGGCGTGAATGTTCCTCTGCCTGTGAAGTTGACAGATGGACCGAAACCATGTTCCGATTTCTTGGCAGACACACGTAAGACATTAGATAAAGCAGTATATGGTATGAATTCAGCCAAGACACAAATCATGCAAATTCTGGCCCAATGGATTTCCAATCCAAGTTCTGTGGGAAACGTCATTGCGTTACGAGGACCCATGGGTGTTGGAAAGACATCATTTGCACGAAATGGAATTGCAAATGTCTTGAAACGTCCGTTTGAATTCTTCAGTTTGGGTGGAGCAGCCGACAGTTCCAATTTCGTAGGACACAGTTATACCTATGAAGGCTCTATGTGGGGTCGGATTGCAGATAGTTTAATGAATGCACGATGTATGAACCCTGTCATGTACTTTGACGAGTTGGATAAGATTTCCACAACTCCTCATGGCGAAGAGATTGTGAGTATGTTGATCCATATGACGGACCGATCTCAAAATACGCAATTCCATGACCGCTACTTTGCGGGGGTCGACTTTGATTTGTCACAATGCTTGTTTGTCTTCTCCTTCAATGACGAAAGCAAGGTCCATCCTATTCTGAAGGATCGTATGCAAGTCATTCACTGCTCGGGATACACGGCAGATGAGAAGAAGATCATTCTCACACAATATGTATGGCCGCAAATCTTGGAACGCATTAATTTGGAAGGTCTAACCATCTCTGAAGAAGCAATCAAATTCCTCATTAGTGAGTATTCACAAGAAGAGGAAGGAGTGAGAACACTCATTCGGGCAGTGGAGACATTGATGACACGGATTAACTTGTTGCGAATTGCGGATGAAGAAACCGCACGTTCCTATCCATTCTATATGAAGATTCAGATGCCAATGAATGTGACTGCAGACAATGTGCGTCATATCTTAACTGATATGGCAAAGACAACCAATGAATCTTGGAGACACTTATACACTTAAAGACAACCAACGAAGTGTGTCTGGACTTGTCGTCAATAAACAAGGATTATCGTCCATTGTGGAGAACCCAAATGTAATTTTTCCATTCTCATAGGAACAACCAAGTGCGTATTCAATTGTTTTGGACCGAAATACAAACGGAAGCGAAATCGCAATCGGTTTGTAAGCTTTGTCAAGTTTGACAAAACAGTGATAGTATTTCCGTGGAGCAGAATACTCTACAAAATGGACGAGACACCAAAATTGACCGTCAACGATAATCGGAACAGCGGAACCACGAATATGTTGAAAGAACCATGGCATTATATGGGTTGTATGGGCTTTGAACGTATCGCCTTCAATGGTTCCAACTTCAAAGGGAGACCAACGGTAGATAATATCATTCGTATTGTTGATAGGAATCCAGTTCTTTTCACACGATGCATTTGTCGGAGACTGAAGGACACGACAGTCAGAATAGGTTCCATTCAAATGATACTTGCCTTGGACGATCCGAATAGACTCGGAGTATTCTGACGAGGTTGCAACAAAACATAAGTCTCCTATCGCATTCGTGTAGACACGCACATCTTCAAGACCTAGAATACGAGCATCACGGCGAGGGAGTGTCACGCTTTCATCACGCATAGGAACCGATACTTTAGAAGACCAGCATAGATTTTGAGTCCGAACCTTGTAATCACCTGAATAGTTTCCGTCTTTCATCATGTAAGATCCGTCTTTTTGATTGATGACGTAATTCACAAAGCGAACATTATGATAGGTCTTTCCTTTGTATGTAAAAAACGCAACCGAAGTTGGGTGATAGTCAAATCCGAGAGCGTCATGCAATACAGGATGTCCGCTTACATCTCCAGATAATGGCTCAATATAAAACGGAAGATTGCGGTAGACATTGTCTTGATGTCCGATTTTGGATGTTAGCAAAAAGCGTGTTGAAAGTTCAAGTCCAGATGGCTGTTGTAAATAAAACGCATTGATGGTTGCCTCATATTGAAATAACCCATCGTAAACAGGGCGTTCTACAAACAAGGAGTCTTGTGAGAGCGGAATAGATTGACCGAGTTGGATATAGTGATATGCTTTATAAGGTTGGCTCTTTTCACGAAAGTATTTGGCTAGTTTGTAAAGTGGCTCTGCACGACCTGATCGCAATTGGTACGCTTTTAACATCCATTGTTCAAACTTGATGGGATTGTTAAGAGATAAATAGCATTGACCGATCATATAATGAGAATACCAAATCTCTTCATCCCATCCACCTGCATCAATACGCTTTTTATACATCTCAATACTATCCCGCCAACGACCCAGTGAATGATAGGTCTGTGCCAAATAAAACATATACCGCTCATTCTTGGGTTCATTCCGCAATCCTTCTTCTAAAAGTCTTGCATCTCGTTCAAACTTGTCACTCTTACATCCACCATCGTTTCGGTCATCAATCCAACAAATCTCTCTTGCAAGTTTCTTTGTCGCTCCATCCCAATATTCGTGTGTGACGCCTTTACATTTCCATTCATAATCCATGCGCACCAAACGGCAATTTGGGTATTCAAGAGTTCCAGCAACTTGTAAAATTGTATACCCAATCTCTCCCAACGATTGTTCTTTCAATGTCCCTGGCATAAAGACCATATCTCCATCCAGAAGCAATCCGTACGTTGTATTCAAATCCCACTGAAGTGTGTCACGGACATAATCACGTGCGGCTTGGAAACTGAGCGTCCGACTATACCCAAAATCCTTAAAGACAGATTCCGTTAGACAACCGCGATGTGTTTTGAGAAACTCGGTTACAATGTCTTTGGTTGTATCGGTTGACCCTGTATCATGGATACAATAGGCATCCACAACTCCTTCCACAGACTTCATACAACGCTCAATAATACGAGACTCATTCTTTACCATCAAAATTAAGACAAACTTC